TTTCTTTGGATCCAATAGCTGCTTTTATGAAGTTAATCAAAAATAAATCAATTTCTTCGTTTTCTTTATCCCATTCTCTTCTCCATCTTTTATAGTAAAGTAATGAGAAAGCTTTTAAATCCTGAGAAATGTCGCCTTGTGCACTTCTAAATGAATCTAAAACATTTTCAAAAAAATCTGGTTTGATTTTTGAAAAGTCAATTAATATTAACTCTTCTTTAGGTGATGCTGTGCCATTTAGAAAGTCATACTCTTCTTCTTTTGCTTTTCGAATTTCTTCCTCAATTCTAGCATCTTCAGCAATTCTAGCTTCTTCAGCAATGCGAGCTTCTTCAGCAATACGTGCAGCTTCAGCGATACGGGCTTCTTCTTCTTTACGAGCTTTACTTTTAATAAACATTAAGCGTATCCATTCGATTAAGTGAATGGATATCATTTAATAGTAATAAATCTTTATCAAGTTATTAAATGTGCATTGATGTAAATAATAAAATGTAATTAAAAGGGATTTTTTAATCCAATTCGAAATCACTCAACAACACTTGGGTGATTTCTGGGTTAGCCAAGTTAACCAAAAACGGTCTTACGCAAGGATCATCCATTAGGGCGCTAAAGCCAAACGATTTCGCCATTTGCATGTGCTGTTTATACATATTATCTAGCATCATGACTTCGTTCGAAATCATGCCCACTATACCGGCTAAACTGCTGGCCAGTTCTGCGGTGACCTTATCAAGCAAGGCCTCAAAATCTTCAAGGTTCATGGTGTCTGCATCATAGTTAGTGATGCCTTGGTCTAGTTCGTCCATGCTAGTGTTAGCGGCTTCTAAAAGCGAATCTGTGGCACCATCTAAGGTGGCTGCTATAGTATTGATATTGGTACAAGATGCGGGAACATTGCTTATATAACTATCAACCTCTTTAACGGCTGATGCTACTTGCATGTCATTGATGAGGGTATCTAATCTAGCGCTTACGTGAGCGTTTAAATTGTTGGCCCCTTGGCCGTAATTACCCAAAGCGGTTTGGCAGTTTTTAACTTTGGTTTCATCCGGCAAAACCTCAGTGCTTGGGATGGCTGGCGGTGGATCTGGTGGCAGGTAATTATTTAACCTCAGTATCAATTGATTGGCTTGGCTATTGGCGGCGGTGGCTTTACCCATGGTTGCACTCTCGAAGCCCGACCCAGCCCCAAAAGCATCAAATAACCCTTTGTTAAAATTTAAGCTCATTAGGATGCTCCCTTATCTAGTAACCAACGAGGTTCATTAAAGGCAATCTTGCCACGGCTTGGGAGCCTGTCGTTTAGTTCCGTCCAAATGGCTTGGGCGGGTAAGGTTTCGCAGTCGTAATAGACCTCTCTAATATTCTTTAAATCTCCATGGCCTGCGGCATTGAGCGGCATGATAGACGATAAAGCAGCCGGTACTCTGTGCATGTTGAGAATGTCTTGCTGGGTGACTTCTTTGATTTTGTCGTACTCGTCTTTATTGCCAAAGTCCCCCACGGGGATTAGCTGCACTCTGTCTTTTGTATACCCAGGCTTTCCACCGATAGTGGAAGGCATGTTTAAATAAAGGCTTCTATGATTGCCTGGGCCTTTTGTATTGCTGATTGCTTCTTGCAAGCCTTTGGCTTGTTTTTCTTCTAGGTCAAAGGTCACCATTATGTAACCAGAATGGGCGCCATTTATATAATATTTGCGGCGGTAAAGGGTGGCGGCTTCGCCCAATAGAATACTTTGAATACCGCTAAAGTAAGTGGGCACACCATAGATGCTTTGGCGTATGTCGCCACCATTGAGTTGTACAACATCATTGGCTTTGTATTCGAGTTCGTCACCTTGCTTAGTGAGCAAGAAAAAGTTGTTATCTGTGCCCACGCGCATATTAATAGCAGGTAAACGAACATAGCGATTAATGCCCCCTAAGCGGTTTCGAATCGCGAAGAAGTAAGCATTTTTAAAGACTTGATAATCTGCAATGGCGAGCCTTGCTTCTGTCCTTGATATTAAAGGGTTGTCTTTCCAATTCCCTAAAAGCTGCATTTGCTTGAATTCCACAGCGGTGGCGTGGGTGCCGTTCGCATACAGAGTTTTGGCTAGGCCTGATAAGCTAACAGGCGGTACATAATAGCGCTCGTTACTGCTGGCAAATACACCTAGATAATCACTTATATCATTGCCTAACACTGGCTCTGGCTCGCCAAAAGCAAAGGCATGAGAGCTTATTGTTTTTTGCTCAACGGCTACAAGTGCTTTTGAATCGTTATCAAAACGGTAACGTGGTTTTTCTAATGCTGTGCTCATTGTATTGTCCCTTTATCCCATCGCCATATATGTGCTGGTTGTGGCATCTTTTGGTAATTTTGATTTCGGAAATTGTCGTTCTGCTTGCATACCGTGAAACGTTGCCCATGCTAAATCCGCATGGCCAACTTTGCTTTGTCTACTTGCGCCATAGGTGATGGCATTATTTGCTGTGGTAATCTGGCTGATCATCATTAACGACTGGGTAAGATCTTTATTGCCTTCGTCATACTCAAAGCGACCCCCATCAATAAGGCGCTTGCCTCGTGTTACTAGGTCGGTTTTTGCTTCAAGTGAATAATGGATTGGTATCAGGTTTTGAAGTCGTAAATCTAAGCAGCTTTGGTAAGTGTCGTAACCTATACCTGTTACATCGATACCACACCAAGCCACATCAAAGCGGTCGTATATTTCTCTAATTCGTGCCGCTTGGTATTGTGATGTGTAACCCGTGAATTGGTATGTTTCGATCACTCGCCACTTTTGTTCAAGGTGCATGGGGATTTCAATCACAACTAAAGCGGCGTTATCTCTTACGCGGCTTGGATCGTAACCAATGGCAACGGGCCTGTTACGGCATGGGTTGTCGCTTTCAAAATCAACATCTTTCCATTTAGTGAAAATATCATGCATACACTTTTTAAGTGTTTTAAAAGGAAATACGCTTTCAGTGTCGTCTGTAAATTTACAACCAAAGAGGTTGTTAAAGTCGGGTTTGTTGTATTCGTCTTTTAGTCTGGCAATGTTGAAAAGCTTACAGCCCATGCGCTCAGCATCTTCAACGGTGACTAGGTGTCGCCAAATGTTGTCAGCACCTAAAGAACCCTGTTTTAAAAGCTTATCTGATATATCTATATCAACTTTTTTCTTACGGCCTTTGTTGTATTTTTTGCCACTCCAGTGTTCGTATGCTGGGTGCTGTATTGATGAAGGGGTAGAAAAATAAGTTGTACGCCAGCGTTCTTGTGACGCCATACCTGACGCGACTAATTGCAGCTTCTCATAGCCATGAATCCAGAAAACTTCATCTACATATAAGTGGCCATGGTAACTTTGTGCTGAGCTGGAATTGGTCGATAAAAAGTGAAGTGTGGCCCAAGGTTTACCATTCTTGGTCAGTTCAATTTTATCTTGGCCCTTGAGTTCAATATCAAAAACTTCTAGTGCGAAGGCTTGAATGTAGCTTTTAAAAACACGGGCCTGTGGTTTAGAAGCAGAGATAAATAATTGGTTATCACCTGTTCTCACTGCATTTTCGAATGCTTCCCAGGCGAAATAGTAAGTGGCTCCAATCTGACGACTTTTAAGGATAAAACGTGTTCTGTTTCTGTTTGGGTCTCGGGCTACGTCAAACCAAAGTTTTTGATATTCAAATAAGTTTTCTTCGGCCCATTTATCAAATTTAGATAAATCTAATTCGCCAATATCATTCTTGGTAGTTTTCTTTTTATTGCGATTATTACGGCGATTGTTTTTAGCTTGTGCGCCTGCCACGGCTTCGGGTTCGCCTCTGTCGATGGCTCTGGCTTCGGCCATGATCTTTTCAGCTTTGGCTAAATCTTGTTGCATGCTGCCAAAGAATTTACAGAGAGAACCTAGCTCTAATACTTCCTCTTTGGTCTTGTTGTCTCTGTCTGTTAGTACCCCAATTCGACGGGCGATTTTCATTTCTGGGGTTTCTTTTATAACTAAAGATTCCCACTCAAATTTATTAATCCAATTAAAAATAGTGCGTTCAGAAACCTTTAGGCGTGCGGCTATCTCCTCGGGTTTATGGGTGTTTATGAAAAGCTCTTTTGCGCGTTCGATTGTTTCTTTTGAGTGGGCCATGTCGCAATACTAGCGGCCAAGGCTATGAGGAATAACTTTAATAAATACAAATACTTGGGATATATAAATTATCCCAAAATGTTGGACTTAACCTGCTGGAAACAGTTTGTTTTGAGGCTTATCTTTTTCGCTATCAGATAGTTATTAACGAATAGCAGGGAATCGAAATGGCGGGAAAATCAGGCAAGAAAACAGGTTGGATTAAGGTTGCCACCTCTGGCCCTACTATTGATGGACGGACGATTGAACCGAAGTGGTTAACGGACATTGCCAAAACGTATGACCCGCTTTTGTATACCGCAAACATCTTTCAAGAGCATTGGTCTTGGTATGGGAATTTTGGACAAATAGCGGCTGCCAAAACTGAAAAAGATGATGAAGGCCGCATTTGCTTGTTTGTGAAGATGATCCCTAACCAAAAGTTTTTAGATTTAAACAAAGCCGGTCAAAAGCTCTTCACCAGTATTAGTGTGGTTCAAGATTTTGGCGATACAGGCAAAGCTTATTTAAACCATGTGGCGATTACTGATGAACCAGCAAGCCTAGGTACTGAGCAATTGAGCTTTTCACGAAATGGCGAGCAAGGCCATATTTTCCAGAATGAAAACCCTATCCAGATTTCCTTTGAAATACATGAAACAGACGAAGAGCTCATTGAAAAAGTGAAGCAACGTCCGTCTTTATTTCAACGTGTTTTTAACACTCAACCTGAACAGGATAACGATGATATGAGTGCAGCAGATAAAGAAGCTTTAAAAAAGCTACAAGACCAATTTAGCCAATTGGAACAGCAAGTGAAAGACGCTAACCAAGGTGAAGAAAGTGAAGCGTCTACGGATTTTGAAGCGAAGTTTAATGAACTGCAAAAACAGTTTAATGAGCAAAAAAGCACATTAGATGATCAGGCTAAAAAGCTTGAAGACTACAGCAAGCTTGAAAGTGACTTTCAAGAGCTGAAAACCCAGTTTGAAGATGCAATGAAAGACGCCAGTGAAGTACCGCAAAGAGAGACGGGTGAAGTGACAGAAACATTTACAGGCTTTTAGTTAGCACTTTTGTATTTAAAGCAAAGAATTATTCAAGGAATTAATTATGAGTTATGTACTTTCACCAGAAGGACAAAAGCAGATAGATGGCTTTGTATCTGCTGTTTATCAAAACTATAACACCTCGGTTGGTAGTAAGTTTTCAGTTGAGCCAAGCGTGGTTCAATCCATCTTTAAAAAGCCTGAACTTAATGGTGCTTGGTTTCTTGGGCTTATCAACTCTAGTGTGCCTGTTAAAGCGCTTGAGGGCGAAAAGCTTGGTATGGGTCTAACAGGCTTTATTTCTACTCGTAGAAAAACGGCTGCTGGTAATGAAAGACGAGCAAAGCAATTTCATAGCTTAGATAAAGAAGGCTTCAAGCTTTATAAAAGAGATTTTGATTGGGCCTTAGCATACGAGTACATGGACAAGTGGCGTCATCTAGGTGGTGAGAAGTTTGCCAAACTGTATGGCGATTTGATTGCTCAAGCTTATGTAAACGAAACATTGATGATCGGCTGGAATGGTACCAGTGCTGCTGAAGAAACAGACCCTGCAACAAACCCTCTAGGCCAAGATATGAACGTTGGTTGGTTTCAGCTCTTACGTAACAACGCACCTAATCAAATTATTGATGACCCTGTCACCATCGGTGCTACGGGTGATTTCAAAAACTTGGATTCATTGATTAATGAAATGCGCTCTGGCCAAGCTGAGATATTTAGAGAAAACCCAGCAAACCGCGCGCTAATTTCATCTGATTTACTAGGTGCTTCGAAAGGGCGTTATTACGAATCTAGCGGTGATACACCAAGTGAAAAAAGCCATTTGAATAATGGCCGAATTTTAGAAACCTATGGTGGTTTACAAACTCTTGTACCGCCCTTTATACCATCTAAAGCTGTGGTGGTGTCTCCACCCCAGAACTTATCCATTTATCACCAAGAAGAATCTTGGCGTAGGCAAATTCTTGATGAGCCTAAGCTTGATCAAGTTTCAGATTATAACTCTGTGAATGAAGGTTTTGTGGTTGAAGAAAACACCGCTGCCATGGTGTTTTCGAATGTCACTTTTATTGATGAATAGGTGATTTATGAAATTCATTGAAAAGCATCGTAACAAGCTAAATAAGGTGGCTGAAAGTGTCACTGCTGAAGTTGTTAAAACGGCTAACCAACAATCCGAATTAAGCCCGATGCAAAAGCGTCTTCAAGCAAGAAAGGCTAAAGCTGTTGAGCAGAAAGAGGTTGAAACCCTTTTAGATGAAAACAAATCTTCTGATCAGTTAACTAATGAGCTGGACAGCAAAGTCGAAGATGCCAAAGACGAATTAGCCGCCGATTTAGAAAACCAAACGGGTGAGATAAGTGAAGAGCTGGGTTCTTTAAAAGATGACGTTGGCCACTTAGAAAGCCGAGTTGATGAGCATGACGACGATATTCAAGCACTTAAATCTCAATTTGATGATGTTGAAAGTGCAGGTAACCCAGAGCTAGAAACCCATAAAGCCATTATTGAAGCCTGCATTAAAGAAATGAGCAGCATTGAAGATATCGAAGACCGCTTACCATTCAAGGCCGAAGCCTGTAAACGCCTTGAGGCCTTTGTTACTGGCTATATGCAAAGTGGCGCTAAGTACCCAAATTGCGTTGCTGTTTGGTTCATGATTTGGCTGTTTGATTTAGGTGATATTGCTAAAGCGGTGCCGCTTGCTCTGCATTTATCGGCTCAAAAAGTTCACAAAATGCCAAGTCGTTTTAATGGCGATATTGAGTGTTTTATCTGTGATCAGGTTTATGACTGGGCCTCAGCTCAGCTAGAAACTCATAAATCTGCAGGGCCTTATTTAGACGATGTTGTAAAAGCTTTTGAGGCTGCTAAATGGAAACTACCTGCGTTGGTTGAGGGCAAGATGTATGTCATGCGTGGTAAGCATTTAGAAGTATTGGCAGAAGATAAAGCGGCCCTTACTGACTTTGAAAAAGCCATGTCTATCAATAGTCGCGCAGGGGTGAAAAAGAAAATTGAAAAGCTCAAAACCAAGCTAGCTCTTGAGTAGCTATTGAGTAAAAAGAATCCGCCAGCCGGTCACAGACAATAGCTGAGGCGTAGTGATTGATCGCAATGACCACACGCTAATTGTTCTGTGTTTATTTGAAGATATCAGGAGAAATGACAGTGAGTTTAAACGGAATTTCTAACCCAGTTGAGACGACTACTAGCGTGATTAATCCAAACGCTTTTTTTCCTGATATCGAATTACAGGTGTTTATTGATATTTACCGCCTACCTAATGAATACAAAGAATCTACCTTGGTGCATGTGCTTAAAAATGCCATGCACCAGGTGAATGACAAAATTTACGATTTTGTCTTGATACTGCAAAGCGCCATTGTGGCGGAAACCTTAGACGCTTTTAACGCTGGCTTGGTTGATGTGTATAAAGCGGCGGTTATGCACAGCGCTAGGGATAGCTTGCTTAAGTATTTTGAAACGGCTAATCGACAAAAAGCCGCAGATATTCAAGCGGAAAGAGCAGAAGCAGTTAAGACACCATGGATAGTTGAAGCAAATACTTTTATTGATGCAATCACTAAAGCAATGCTGGCCACTGCAAAAGAATATGAAGTTGTTGCAGAAGGGCGTTTTGCCTCTGGTTTTAAAGCGGTTGCCATATGAAAAAGCTTGTTTCCTTACGTTCGTATTTAGAGCCGCTTTACCCTTATAAATTTGATTCTTGGGTTGAAGATATGACCTTGAAAGGGCGGGGAGCTTTAGAAGGAAACAAGGTGCTTTTGTATACGGTGAAATACAGAGCTGTGATTTCAATGGAAGAGTTTGCTTATCAAAAAACGTCTATTGGGCTTTTTAATGCGCGTTTGATCACTTGGTTAGCAGATAACGATGATAGAAGTGAATTAGACGATAAAGACCCTGATGTTGGTTGCACCATTCTAGATGAGCAAACTGCAGATATTGAAGTGACTTTGCAGTTTGAAGAAGACGTTTATATCTGTGAAAGCGAAGGTGGCCCCATTGAGTTTGCAGATAAGAAATGGGCGTTTGTAGATATAGAGCATGACTTTGCTGAAACCTTTGAAATAACAACTGCTGCTTTGTATGGGTAGTGGTGTTAGGGCCAGCTGGCAGGGAGCCAGTTTATTAGAGGCTCAATTAAAACTTCTCATGCTGCCACCTAAAAGACGTAAACGGGCGATGGCTCAAATGGGGCGAGAAGTGGTTAAGCAGTCCCGTAAAAATGTACGAAGCCAACGTGATGTACATGGTAAGGCTTTTGCTGATCGACATAAGAAACGAAGCAGAAAAGGCAAGATGCTTAGTGGCTTTGTGAAAGGTAGAAATATTCGGCAAAAAGCCAGTTCTGACAAGGTAACAATTGGTTTTAAAAATGATGCTATGGGCCGTATGGCTAATGCTCATCAAACGGGGCAAAAGCAAATTGTTAAAGCTCAGAAAATGAGTGAAAAAGCTAAGTCAGAATGGGAGAAAAGCCCAGCAACAAGAGCCCAAGCTAAAGCCTTAAATCAGCTTGGTTTTAGGGTCGAAATGAAAGGTGGGAAAAAGCGAAAGGTTAGCCAAGCATGGATTATGGAAAACCTCACGAAGCTTCAAGCCTTGGGCATTATTTTTAAGTTGAATGAAGAAAGGGAAGGTAAGCAGAGTTGGCAAGTTAATTTGCCTGCTCGTGAGTTCTTCTCAAATGATGCTAGATGGGTTGAGGCAATGGCCGTCCGTGTAGTGAAGGCAGAATATAGAAAGGGTAATTAACATGGCTTTAGGTAGCGTAAGCGTCAACAAAGAAGACAGTGGTAACGGTGATTTTACTTCTCCTGAATGCCAGTTCTTGTTTATTGGTCATGCAAGTAAAAACGCAGGGTCAATTTTATACATTGATCAAACGACTGATTTAGATGACGCGCTGGGTGTGAATACCAGCAAGATGAAAACCTGTATTGAAGCGGCTAAAGCGAACGCGGGTACTAATTGGTCTGGGGTTGCTATGCCTCGTGGTTCAGCCGGTGAATGGCAAACCGCTTTTGATATTGCCATGGCACAAAACATTGTGTGTGAAGCGGTGGTGGTAACGGATGAGGTAACCGCTCAAACCGAATTAGATGATTTTGCCACGGCCATTACGACAACGGAAAACGAGTTTGGCCGTTCCCTCTTTTTTGTTGCTGCTAATGCTGCCCCTTTAGGTACAGAAGCATGGGGTGATTACATTGCTGCATTTGAAACTCTCCAAGATGGTGTAGCCAGTGACAGCATTCTATTTGTACCAGAAGTGTTTGCAGGCTGGATGGGGACGGTGTGTGGCCGTTTATGTGATGAAAGCGTGTCGATTGCGGATACACCAATGCGCACTCAAACAGGGGCCATTGTTGGGCTTTCGACGCTACCCAGTGATAAAGATGACGTGCCTTTTAATATGAGCCACGCCAAAGCCTTAAATGATGCCCGTGGAACCGTGCCGCAAGTTTACCCAGATTATGACGGTATTTATTGCAGTGACGGCATGACATTAGCCGCCGAAGCCAGTGATTACAGCGTGATTGAAAACCTGCGGGTAGTGAACAAAGTGAAGCGCCAAGTGCGCATTCTTGGCATTAAAAAAGTGGGTAACCGTGAACTAAACAGTACGCCTATTTCTATTTCTGCTCATGAGACTTACTTCATGCGGCCAATGATTGATATGAGCAAAAGCCTTACCTCTAACGGCATCTATAAGCCAGGTGAAGTGAAAACACCTTTGGATGGTGATGTAACGATTCAATGGGTAAATCGAACCAAGGTAAACATTGCTTTGTTGGTTCGCCCTTATAACAGCCCTAAAGCCATTCAAGCTTATATCGGCCTTAACTTAAGTAACGAGGTATAGCATGCAACATATTTCAGGTGCGGATATCAATATTTCAATTGGTACTCAAATTATCAGCGTTAAGCAATACACGCTAAACATTGAAGATGGCATTAAGCCAACCACAACACGTGGCGTGCCTGATGGCTTTGTGCGTGGTGCGGTGTCGGCTAGCGGTGAAATCACTTTAGATACGGATAGTTATAGCAAGTTGATAGATGCAGCCAAAGCGGCTGGCTCTTGGCAACAACTTGGCGTTTTCGATATTTCCGGCTTGGGTAAAACCTTAGATCAAGAATTTAAAACTAAGGCATATGGCTGCAAATTACGCCTTAGTAAAGTGCTTGATGCGGGTTCAGACGGCGGGGACAAGCTCGAACACACCATTGCTTATGACGTAACAGATAAGCGCTTTGTGGAAATTAACGGTGTGCCTTATCTAGATCAAAGCTTTGTCAGTACGGTGGCGTAGTTATGAAGATTACTAGGATTGTTGTGCATTGTTCTGATACCCCCAATGGGCGCGAAACCAGCGCCGAAGATATCCACCGTTGGCACCTTGAGCAAGGGTGGGATGGTATCGGTTATCACAAGCTGGTGAAGCTGGATGGTGAGATTGAAGCGGGCCGTCCAGTGTATTGGCAAGGTGCCCACGCTGACCCATTTAATAAAGACTCTATTGGTATTTGTTTGGTGGGCCGTGATGAATTTAACGCTGATCAGATGCGAGCACTTGAAGGGTTAGTTTTGTCTTATAAAGCAGAATATCCAGACGCTCAAGTGCTTGGACATTGTGATCTTAACCCCGCTAAAACCTGCCCTAATTTTGATGTGAAAGCGTGGTGGAAAAAGGCTGAAAGCAGGGGGTTAGATTGATGATGGGTTTAACTGCTATTGGAACGTTTTTAAGTTCAATTATTAGCCCTGTTGCCAAGGTTTATCAGGCCAAGCAAGAACGAAAAAAAGCGGCTGAAACGGCTAAAGCTAAATTGGTGATGGCTAAGCAAGATTCATCTTATCAGTTGGATTTGAAGGAAAGCGAATGGGAAGCCATGGCAAAACATAATGAGGCGGGTTCTTGGAAAGATGAATATGTGACCGTCATTATCACCTCGCCTTTTGTGCTTTTGTTTTTTGCCGCCATTGTGAGTGGTTTTACGGGTGATATGCGTTATTTAGATGCGGTTAATTTGGGCTTAGAAAGTCTAAAGAATCTTGGTGTTGAACTGGGTGAATTATTAACCATTGTGGTGCTAGCGGCTGTCAGTATCAAGGGAATAGGAATGATCAGAAGGTAGGGATTAAGCATGGAAAAATCCACGGTTGTTACTGCCTATGGTGCGTCTTTTACGGCCACTTTCATGGGCTATTCAATCAACGAATGGGTGGCAATCGGTGGGTTGGTTATCGGTCTGGCTACTTTTTTAACAAATTTATGGTTTAAACGTGAGCATTTAAAACTGGCTCAAAAACAAGCGCAAGGGGAATGAACATGGCACAGCTAATTGAAATCACCATAGGTGAAACGGATTTTGAATTTAATGTCACAGATAAAGCTTACAACAAATTTGTGGATTCTATGGCTAAGGGCCAAACCGTCTTACCTGCCTATAACTTGCTTTCATCCACGGTTAAAAGTGAACAGCACGGCGCTTTAAAACGCTTGATGGTCAATGATGATTCACAACCTAAAGCTAAGTTGGTGATGGATGTAATGGGAATCTTAACCGATGAATTTAGCAGTGATTTACCCGCTGTTGTAAAGCTGCGCAGGCGTTCAGCGAACGAATCGAAAGAGACGGTTACGAGCAACTCTTAACACTAAGAAAACGTTGGCTCCCTCATGATGACGATGAGCCAGAAAGTTTAGGCCGTGCCCTTTGGCTAGAAGGGCGCGAATTAGAAAGAAATACCGCCGCCATTGCCAATGGCATAGCCAAAGCCTTTTCAGGGAAATGATATGAAGTCACTTGAAAAATTGATGTTAACTGTCGGTTTATTAGACCGTATTACTGGGCCGCTTAAGGGCATCCAGAAAACAGTTGATCAAGTGACTAGGCATAGTCGTAAGGCTTTCATGAATATGGCGGCGGGTGTTACCGCGTTAATTGCCGCTAGTTCTAGCTTTGCGGCAACTGTTAACCCAGCAAATGATATGAACATGGCGCTGGGTGAGGTGCGTTCCCTTGAAGTAGCAGAAGATACCTTGGCAGCGCTTAATCAAGCTGGCCTTAAATACTCCATCCAATTTGGTGCCCACGCGCAAAACTATGTGCGCTCTGCTTATGATATTCAAAGCGCCATTGATGGTTTAGCGGGTAATGAATTACCACGCTTTACAACGGCGGGGGGAATATTAGCAGAAGCGACAAAAGCAAACGTGTCAGATATTACCTCTTACTTTGGTTCTATGTACGGCATATTTCGTAAGCAGGCTAATGAGATGGGTAAGGGGGCATGGGTTGAAATGCTCGTTGGCCAGACTGCCACGGCGGTGCAAATGTTTAAAACCACTGGGCCGGAAATGTCGGCAGCGTTTGAATCTATCGGCGCAGATGCCCAAAGCATGGGCGTAAAACTCAATGAGCAAATGGCCGTGTTAGGTAATTTGCAATCCACTATGAGCGGGTCAGAAGCGGGTACAAAATATGGTGCCTTCTTGGGTGGCTTAGCCAATGCGCAAGATAAATTGGATTTGAAATTTACTGATCAGAGCGGGGCGCTTTTACCTGTTGTTGAAATACTCGACAAGATTAAAGCTCAAACTAATGGCCTTGATTCGCTGCAAACTCAAGACTTGTTAGCGGGCGCGTTTGGATCAGATGAGGCGGTTTCCTTCATTCAGTTAATGTCTGCTGATATCAGCAAATTAAACGGCGATATTAACAAACTAGGCAAAGTAGATGGCATGGATAAGGCCATTTGGATGGCTGAACAAATGCAAGACCCTTGGGCACATTTAGCTTCTGGAATAAAAGCGGTTTCAATTGCTGTTTGGCAAAAAGCGTTGCCCGCTATTAACCCTTTTATTAATGCTATGACTCAAGTGAGCTTAGTGCTAGTTGAATGGGCCGATAAATACCCGCATTTAACAGAGGCTATTGGTTTGGGTATCACGGCGGTGATGGGATTTATTGCAATCTCTGGCGCATTTTTGGCGGTGCTTGGCATGTTTAAGTTTGCATCCATTGGCTTGACGATTGCGTTAAAAATGACGGGCTTAGGCTTTATTGCTGCAAAAGCTAAAGCGCTTTTATTTGCTGGGGTGATGAATGTGGCAAGATTGGCTATGTGGGCCTTTGTTTTAAATGGCCCTGCCATTGCTGCTTTTTTCGCGACCATGAAAGCCAGCTTCTTAACTACCTTGCCTGCTGTCTGGGCTTTTACCTCTGCATTACTGGCTAATCCGATAACTTGGATTGTGGTTGGAATTGCTGCGCTTATTGCTGCATTAGTTGCAGTTGTTGTCTATTGGGATGATGTGACAGCGGCAATTAACCGTTTTACTGATTATGTGTTTGAAGGCTTAGCGGCTGGTTGGAACTGGATTAAGAATCTGTTTGCTGAAAATGCATGGCTTAAGCTCGCATTCTGGCCAATCTTTTTAGCGATTGAATTTGTTGAAAGTTTGGTGGCTTCCTTTGATTTGATTAGTCAGTGGTGGGGTGATTTTAAAGGGCTGTTAGTTGAATTAGACCCTTTTGCAGTATTAAGCGAATCTTTTAATTGGGTGCTTGATTCTATTACGTCGAGTTGGTCAGGTCTTAAAGGCACTTTTGAAAATAATGCTTGGATGAAAGTTGTTTTTGCTCCCATTTATATTGGCATAAAAGCCATTGATAGTTTGATTGAATCTTTTGATTTGATTAGCCAGTGGTGGGGTGACTTTAGTGTGTATCTTGCTGGTTTAGTTTTGTTTCCTAATTTCAATATCAGTACAGACCTTTTTGAGCCACTTAAAACGTGGTGGTTAGACTTTAAGAACTGGTTAGGTGAGTTAGACCCGTTTGCTTTCTTGGGTGATTCCGTTGATTGGATGAAAGACAAACTAAGCTGGATTCCTAGTCTTGATTTTAACTCAACACAAGAAGTGAAACAGAAGGTTGAAAGCGAGCAAACAAACATGAATGGCTTGGTCAATTTGCCGGGCAATGAATCCGCAAAAGCAGAGAGTGAAGGTGGCTTGTTCCAGACAATTAGCAACTTATTTGGCGGCTCATCTAAGAGCACGCACATTGAAAAAATTGAAGTAAATAACCAAGGTCAGGCCATGCGCGGTGATGAACTGGCCCACGAAATGGAAATGCAGGTGGGCTAATGGATATGATCGATTTACGCATTGAAAATGATGATTTTGTGTTAAGTAGCATGGGCGAACCTGCGCTTATTTCTGTCGCGGCTTGTGTCGCTCAAGACTTAAAACACATGATCCGTGAGAAAGGTTATGCATTCTCTATGGTGGGTGAACGTAACGAGGTAAACATTGCCACGTTATGTACTCAGATTGAAATTGAAATGGAAAACGATTCGCGCATTTACCCAGGTACTGCGGTTGTTTCCATGCAAGGCGAAAAATTAACTTGTACGGCGCGCACTTTGGATAATGAAGTAATTGAGGTGGCCCTATGAGCGACTTTGAACGCTTCTTAAATGATAGCGGCGTACCGACTACTGAAACAGAGATAACTAAAGAATTTAAGGATTCTTTGGTTGAGTCAGGTTCTAGCATTAGTAATGACTCAACTTATAGCCCGTTTTGGCGCTTGATTTCATCCATAGCAACTAAACCGGCTAAGTGGCTTATTGATGCTTTGATTCAAAATGTTATGCCGCAATTCTTCCTAAAAACGGTGGGCGAAAGCTTCATAGGATTATGGGGTGATAGCTACGGTGTAGAGCGTAAACAAGCTCAAACCTTGGTTGGACGTGTTTTGTTTGAACGAATCGACAATTCTGCAGAGTTGGCAATCCCTGCGGGAACGCTGATCAGCACTGACCCAATAAACAACATTATTTATGAATTAATTACGGTTGAAAATTCGACATTTAAAGCAGGTGAAACGAGCTTAAACCTTACTGTAAAAGCTGTGGCCGAAGGTGGCGCATATAACCTAGAGGCAGGTTATTACCGCAACTGTGCCATTGAAGGTGTCACAGTATCAAATCCAGAAAACTGGATTGATACGGTAGGCGCAGATTTAGAGAATATTGAAGATTATCGCTTACGTAATGCTTTTAACACCTTAAGTCACTATCACACGGACGGTGTTTACCGATTTTTGATTGCCAACTTTGCTGGCGTTTCAACCGATATGATTTGGTTTGAGCATGACGCACCTAGAGGTGCTGGCACTGCCAATGCTTATGTTTTGTTTGAACTGGACGCACCTTCAGAAAGTTATATCTCAACCATTAATCGCATGATTTCAAGCGAGGGTTACCATGGACACGGTGACGATTTACAAGTGTTTGCCATGGATGAAACACAGCATTCATTAACGGCAACCGTCTATTTACCCACTGCGTTAATGCAGAACGAAAGAACAACAATTTTAAGTGGTGTTA